CTTTTCCCATTTCCACCATCTTCGATGATATCTCTCCTATCATTTGTTTGCTACCATCCAACTGATTCCTGTCTCTTACCCATTGAGATTCTTTTTGTTTCCACTCCCAGATTTCTTTCTTATACTGCTCAATCAACGACATTGAATTTGATTCTCCTTTGTCTTCATTTGTAATTGTAGCTTCATTTTCATAAGACATATCGTTGCTATGCTCCTTTCGAGTTTTATATGTTCTCTTATCTTTCATATTGACTTTATAGGATAGTTACCTTAAATTGTCAACTATGGGAGTTCAAGGAAGACCAAAAAGATTAACAGAAATGCAAAAGAGATTCGCCGAATTTATAGTATTTGGGGGACCTGAAGGACCAGTGTCACAGATGGAAGCAGCAAAGCTAGCTGGCTATAGCCACAACAGAGCAAGACAAGAAGGATCAGAGCTTATGAATCCAAGACTATCTCCTTTAGTTGCAAAGTTTGTTGGCGAGCTCAAAGAAGAGAGACTTAAGAAATTTGAAATTAATTATGAAACCCACATTGCAGAGCTAGACAGAATTAAAAATCTAGCGTTAAAGAAGGGCAGCTTTTCTTCTGCGGTAAATGCTGAAACCAATCGTGGTAAAGCAGCAGGACTATATATAGACAGAAAAATAATAAAACATGGGAAACTAGAAGAGCTAACAGAGGAACAACTAGAAGCCAAAATGAAGCAAATCTTACACGACTACGAACCTCTCTTAAATACGAAGATTGTTGAAGCATTACCAGAAGAAACTACAGAAGTCTCGTCATCTTCTTTACACAAGCCAAAGGAATCATTGTCCTATCCCCAAAAGTCAAAGACCCATCATCCTCCCGATCATACGAAGCAAAAAGCTTAACAGCATATTTATCTTTATTATACAACCAACCCTCATTAACAGGGAAGGCTAGTTTCATTTTATTAAAACCTTTTTCATCAGCCCAACCAGAATCAGAAAAAATATCAATCCACTCCACCCTGACCTTTGAATAAGGGATGACGTCGCTGACGTTTTGGTTTAAGCTTAATCTTCTTTTTGTTTTTCGTGGCATAGTAATATTTCGAATTGTGCTTTTCATTGAATTTATCCCAAAACCCCTTCTCTGTCATCTCTTAAATTTGTATATGTATGGTAAAAAAACTAAGTTTTTAGGAAAAACGATTTGCCTCTCGCGCGGGCAATCTGTAATATTCTGTAATGTGACATTATATTCTGTCACATGACACTTTTTATTTGGACCAAATGGCATACATTATTCATATGTACCAACACTTCTAAGCCAAATGTACAAAATGACACTTTTTCTAGAGTAGTTTTTTTTTTTATTTTTATTTTTATTTAGCTGCATATACAGGATCTGTCTCCTGCCTCTTTTTGAACACATTTTGAACACATTTTCGCCCAGGTTTATAGACCTGGTCCGTGATCCGGTAGCCGTTATCCTTGCACCATTGATCGTGCAACTGGTGGATGACATTAGACTCATCAATAACGCCGCCCCAATGATTATATTTTATTTTTATCATTTCTCCTTTTTGGCATAATTGTCGGGGGAAACTGACTTGATTAGTGAGTCTCCAAATTTACCCTTCCATCCATATGATCCGTGATGCGTGGTCTCTGAGTCGAGGTTCGCGTAGATCTTGGATCCTGTCTCACGAGCCAGGGCACAGAAGCTAAGATCCTCACCCTTCCATTCACCAGTATCCAATCTAAAGGTCGTATCCCAGAAATTATACATATATCTATCTATAGCATCTTCCATCGCTCCTATCTCGTCATTCATTTTCATTCGTGTAGCAGCATCAAACTTTATCTTTAAGTCCGGTCGTTTATCCATCAATCGTTCAAACACTCTTCGATGTATTAACATACACCCCGCAGGTCCTTCCTCTATTTCTACAATATCCCAGGGTAAAATCTTAATGTCCTTTGAATCCTTGAACTTAACCGCATACTCCGGTATTGCCGGTTCATTCTTAACTCTGTAAGGAGTACATATTATATCTTTTTCAGGCACTAACATTCGCATGATCGCTTCCGGTTTAAACTCCACATCGGCATCAACAAATAACATGTAATCAAATCCTGAGTTCAAGAAGCCACAGGTTAGTAAGTTTCGTCCGTGAGTCACTAGAGATGTTTTAACCGACTTGAACTTACACTCTATACCAGAACCACCTAACGCGCTGAAAGTATCTATCAATGAGACGCACGTTTCAATTCGCATCATGTCGTAACACGGTGTTGCTACATAGACTTTAGGTTTTGTCATTTTCAAATTCCTCCAGTAGTTGATTAGAATCAACTTTAGCTCTCTCTTTCTCATCAAAAATCAATTCATTGTAATGGTCCAATCTTTTAAGAAACTTATGTTTCCAGCTCCGTAATTCGTGGTCCGTTATCTTAAATTCTTGATAGTATAGATCTGGTGTACAGATCATGATTACACCCTGACGAATCTTGCTCCCGTAGTATGCATCGTGAGCCATGGCGTACGCTGCAATTTGTATATAATAATCTTCTATCCACTCTTCTTTCTTTGCGCGGTTGCTCTGTTTAAAATCTACAATAGTTTCCAAACCATTATGGACACATACGAGATCAGTACTCCCAGCGTATAACCCAGGATAATGTAACATAACTTCTGAACCATGATATTCTTCGACAGGTGCGAGACCCATTTCAATAATTTTTTCGGCCATGGGCTTCGCCTCGCATCCGATTGGCGTAAGATCATCGTAGCCAACTCCTTGGATATGAGACTCCAAGAATTTGTGCATGCTAGTCCCTCGCTTTGATGATAGATTCTTAATTTGTTCTGCTTTTTCATGTCCAACTTTATTTTTCCAGGCGGTTAAATAACTCTGATTCTTTGTCTTTGCAAGTATTGTTGTAACGCTCGGAAGTCGCATACCCTGGAAGTCATAATACCGGGTTCCGGTATCCACATCAGTAACCTGTTTTCCGCTTATATAGCTGTATTTATTACTCTTTTTCATGGTCCCTCCTTGTTTCATAAGATACTACTATCCGTGGATCTAAACTAATGGCTTGGTGTATTTCCCCCGGTTTTATATTAATTAAATTCCCGGGCTTTATAAAAAATTTATTATTATTAATTCTGTATGCAGTCATTCCCATAACTGCAAGGATGTAGACTTGATAAGTATCTTTGTGGATATTACTTGTTGCTCCCGGTCTAAAAGAAAAAAATATATCTAGATTAGTTTTAAAAGCTTTGACTGGATTAAAATCATTCTCCAATTTCTTATACAAATCAACAAAGAGGGGCGTCTTTTCAATATTTTTTATTTGAAAGGTGCCATCTATTTCCCTCCCTCTGCTCCATTTACTACTAAAATAAGATTCTCGTTCACCACTAGACATAATATTTCCGATAGTATTAAAATCTATTTTTAGATTATAATAGTTTTCAGTTATTCTTTTATTTTTTAGGGTCATAGAGTTTATACTTTAATGTTAATTCTTCTCCTTCTTCGATATCTTCTATGATTACTAAATTCCATTTATCAAAGCCTGGTCTAATTCTAATCTGGTTACGTACGCAATTTGGTTCATCAGCGTGGTTAATAAAACCACCTAAAGGAGTTCTAATCATTTGCTTATCAATTCGATAATGAGATTCTCCAAGTTCAGTTCCAGCAACCAATTTTCGTGTAGTGAATACTCCCTGGCCCGAGATCCCAGAATCCGCTACCGTGAGTCCTGAAGGAAGTGGATTGTATTGTTTCAGCTTATCGAGATCGTGAAACTCTTTTATGTCTTTATCGTTCATCATCTTGTCCTTGCAAACATTTTATTAAAAACTTTGTGTAATGTTTCTATAATTTTATTGGTATCATTTTCTAAATAAATTGCAGCCTGTAATATTCCTTCTAGATCATCTCCTAAATTCCCCATCCCTGTGTTACACTTCCTACATATCCATCCTCTAAATGTAGTGGTGCCATGAACATGATCTACTTGAAGTTTAACTTTTTTATGTTTATTCCTTAAAGAAAGAAGGGGTACACTCTCTTTATGACAACATGCGCAACGATCGGGTTGTGGAGGAGCATTCTTTCTAACTCTGGCCGCTTCCTTACACGTTTTAGCGGAGCATTGTCGACATCTTGTCTGATGATAACAGGCTCCATCTCTCCTCATACCTCTACTTGCAAATGCTGTGAAAGGAAAAATTATATGACAGTCTACACATTCTTGTACATCATTTTCTTTTCCTACCATTTTTAGTCCATCTGATCTAAAATAAAAATCTGTATGAGCTGGTAGAGGTTGTCTACCTTTTAGTATAATGCGTTCATTTAAATTTTTAGCTGTAGCTTTAGCCATTATTTCCTAACCGTAATGGTCCATGGTGCGTTAGCCGTTCGAAGTCCATCCTTACTCGTGTCCCAGTATCTTTTACAAAGATTA